TGACATATTTATTTTTAAAAAAAATTGAAACCCTTTATTTATAAGGGTTTTGCCACTATTTTTTTGCTATTCCCCCTTTTCGAGGGGATGGGCAAAAACACCCGCATACAGAAACAGAGGAGCGTCGCATGGACGTTCCGATTGTGATGAAAGCGAAGAAAGATATAGCGGATTTACAAAAATTGAAAGAAGATATAGCAGGGTGGCTCCTAACAGAAGAACCGAAAGAATTGATTTTTGATGATGAATCCGACAGGACCTACTTAGCTATGGTAGATGGAGCATTGGATTTGGATGAATTGGTGAACAGGGGAAAAGGCGTCCTTACTTTCATCTGCCCGATGCCGTATAAATTAGGAAGGGAAAAGACGACCACGTTTCAAGTAGACGATGGAGGGATGGCAGCGACTGTTATGAATAACGGTACAGTAGAATCCCATCCAATCATTGAAGTGGAAGTGGAGAAACCATCCACATTCTTTGATGTCTGGAATGGTGAGGATTACTTCCGAATTGGGTATCCATTGAAAGCGAATCAAGTCCCAGTCGAGCGAAATCAACGTGTGATGTGGGACGAAATGACCACAACAATAGGGTGGAGTAAGGTGAGCGAAATGGAAGATGGACAACCTGTTGGAGAAATGAAATCTGATAACTACCAATTGTATTGTTCAGATTACGGTACTGGAAAAGCGTGGCATGGAGCGGCGGTTAAAAAGAATATACTTGGTGGGCCTAAGCAGGACTTTATCATGCAAGCTTATGTGACTTGTAAAAGTACCGCAAGAAATCAAATGGGGCGCGTTGAGATAGCGATCCTCGATGAAAATAGTAAAGTACTTTCTAAGATTGCGATGAATGATGTTTTCTGGCAGGCAGAACAAAATGTGGGGACGATGGTCATTGGTTATGATGGAAAACCAGGAAGAACGACGTTGATTTATGAAAGTGGAGATTATCCGACAACATGGAATCAATACTTTGGTAGACTTTGGATTGCGAGAACAGGGAATGTGTGGGAAGCGTATATTTCAAAATTTCTTTCTGAGACGGAACAGGATGATTCGGAACGCTTCGTCAGATGGATAGATGAAGAGAAGTACCATATGGCAAAAGCAGCACAAATACAAATTAGCATCATGCAGTGGCAAGATGTTCCACCAGTCGAAAAATTAACAGTAAGTGACCTTAAGTTTTGGAAGGTGAACATGAATACACAAGGTAACCTACCTTATATCGCGGATAAAGGTGACAAGATTGTAGTAGATACGGAACGAAGTTTGGTCACCATTGAGGGAAAGAGCGCGAGTAATATAAAAGACTTGTTTAGCAGCTTCCCTATCATTCATAAAGGAAAAAACAAACTAGAAATCATGCCTCCGAATATCGGAAAGGCAAAAGTGACGTATAGGGAGCGATATAGATGAGGGCGCCGAGTGGAGAACTACATGTTGTCGATTTTAAAACCGAACAAATTGTGTCTATCATTGGGCCGGAAGAGTACTGGGATGATATTCGTCATTTTGAAATCAAGCACAATATAGATACATTGGAATTTACCGTATTTGATGGTACGGAACAGGCGGCTACGCTGATGCAACAAAACCTGGTATTAAAAGAAGTCAGGGGAGGTCGCATGGTTCCCTATGTTATCACCGAAACGGAGAAAAATTCAGAAAACCGAACGATTACGGTATATGCATCAGGAGAATGGATTCAATTAGCGAAAGCGAATATTATTAAGCCGCAACGGATTGAGGGGCAAACGGTTAACGAATTTATAGATATGGCCTTAGTTGGGACGAAGTGGAAACTGGGTAGAACAGAGTACGCAGGTTTCCATACGATGACTATCGATGCATTTATTGACCCTTTGAAATGTTTAACAGATATTGCTTCTCTTTGTGCATTAGAAATTCAATATCGCGCGGAGATTGTTGGTTCTCACATTGTAGAGCGCTATGTGGATATGGTGAAGAAGCGAGGGAGAGACGCAGGGAAAGAGGTAGAGTTAGGAAAGGATTTAAGAGGAATCAGGCGGATTGAAAACTCTCAAAACATCTGTACAGCCCTTGTGGGCTTTGTCAAAGGGGAAGGGGATAAACTCATTACCATCGAAGGCATCAACAACGGAATCCCGTACATCGTAGATGATGATGCATTTCAGCGCTGGCAGGAAGGAGGGCAGCATAAGTTTGGTTTTTACTCTCCAGAAACAGAAGAACCAGAGATGTCACCCCATCGTCTCTTCACACTCATGCAAATGGAGATCAAGAAACGAGCGAATGCGTCTGTCTCCTATGAGGTAGAAGCGGAATCGATTGGGCGCGTATTTGGTTTATCTCATGAGATGGTGGATGAAGGGGATACGATTCGAATCAAAGATACAGGGTTTACGCCTGAATTGTACTTGGAAGCGCGCGTGATTGCCGGAGATGAATCGTTTACAGACCCTACAAAAGATAAGTATCTATTTGGGGATTATCGAGAGATTACAGATCCGAATGCGGAGCTCAGTAGGATGTACAATAAAATGCTCAACTTCTATAAAGATACCGTAAAAAAAGATGACATCATCGGTGCCATTAATAACAACCAAGAAGGCATCCCGATTGATGCGGATAAAGTGTGGCTAAGAAATGATAAAGTTAATATCGGGAAAGATGGCATCAATGCAAAGATGTTGGATTTCTTATACGAAGATGAAAGAGGATTGAAAACGACAGTCATCGCCAAAAGAAATCTGATTATGGACCATGATTTTTCCAGTGTACCGAAACCCGTAATGAATGAGAACGCGAACTATAGTCATTTTGAATCAGGAAGGCTTTGGAGACCGCAAGGTAATGTGGTGCTGGAAAATAACACATTACATTTCAATTATGAGCGTATGGTCAATTCGACGCGTATAGACCGGTATAACTATCCTGAAACAACTGTCAAAAATGGGATTTATCCCGATAACATCTATACAGTATCCGCGCATTTCAGGTGCGCCACGATTACCGGCAGGAGAGTAACCGCAAGACCGCAATTACACGTTTGTTTTGTGACCTATCGTGATAATGTTCACTACGATATCTGGCAGGAAGAAAAAATAGCATTCGATGCTCCTAGCATCTTTTATGGAGAAATTCAGCGCCGCGCATTCACGTTTACTGTACCAAAGAATTACAACGTCCAGGAACACGCCATTGTGATAAGAGTCAGTTCAGCAGATGGTGATATTTCGAAAGGAACAGCGGTTTGTGTATCAGGTATCCAACTGGTTACCGGTAGATATCCTTCCATGTATGAATGGCAAGCACAAAGCGCGGAAGTGTATGCAGGAACGATGCCGATTGATGGACTCGAATTCGGGAATGGCCATGGCTTGCTACAGGTCGCGCGAGACCGAAAAACATTTGATATTGGCGGCATGGTAGACGTGAAATGCAATAGCTATATCAGGGCTACACAAGGTATCAATTTAGGAGGGAATGCGAACGGAGAGTGGGGGCATATTCGTTTCACAGATGGAAACTATGGCCCTGGGTTTTACGTGCACAGTGCAAATGGTTGGAAATTTAATAATCTTGGAAACAATTAAATCATCCCTTAGGAGGCGGAAAAATGAAGAGATATAAAGATTTACAAGGAATGCCCTTGCAAGCAGGGGAAGCAACGCCTTTTCTTGGTAGATTAGTGGATTTGGAGCGTGCAGAAAACGGTGTGTTCGTTCACATCCCATTCGATATGTTAGACAATGCGGGGATTGCCAAAGGAAAGAATACAGTAGAGGTATGGAGGTCAATGGATGGAACCATTAGCTTTCGCATCGCGACCATATGTCCACTATGCGGACGTGGTGCACGGTTATATGAATTAGATATGGGATTTGCGAAAAAGCAAATTTGTGCAGAAGATTATTATAAATTAGTGGGAAAATACCCAGCGGAAGTGCCAAACAAGGAGGCAACACGATGAAAACAATATTTGTATTAGATATCCAGAAAGAAAAATATGAATATACGAGTTTCATCGTAACAGGGCGTAGGGGGGATTTGGCAAGTAATACGGTAGAGGTGTACATGACCAATAACGGTGAGCCCTATCCGCTCACAAACCTAACGATCTTTTATGAGTGTGTCAAGCCCGATGATACGGTTATAAGAGATACAAAGGGTGTAAACATGATAGATGCCGCAAAGGGGCATTTTGCCTATACATTCCCAGCCGAAGTATTTAGCGTTCCAGGTCAGGTGAAGCGATCATTCTTTTCGATTGAAAAGGACAAGACATTTCGAGCGACAACGCAAGATTTTTTGGTGATCTCTTTACATGATGCGTTAACAGGGCATATAGAATCAGAGGCGTATATTGCAGAGTTTGATCAGGCGCTAGAAATGGTGAAAGGGCATCAACAGCAAATCGATGAAGCGAATAGGAAGATTGCAGGGCTTACTCCGTATATTCAAAAGAAGGTGGAGGAAACGGATGCGAAATGCAAAGAGGTAACAGAACGTATGCAGACGCGTGTAGCTGACGTTAGTAAACAAATCGATGCGATAGATGTTGTGAAGAAAACTGGCGATACCATAACGGGCGTACTTGAAAGTAAGAGCGATCATGCCCTTGTATTAGGAAGTCGTTCGTATAAGACAGTTATTCATAAAGGTGCGCAGGGAGAAGTGATTTTTGCGCCTTCCACAAAAGAACAAGGGGATACATGGGATTGGTCCAAAGGAGTAACCCTTCGAACAGATGGGACAATTAAACAGGCCACTGATA